CTGGGGCATGGTCTTGGCGTAGATCCAGTGCTGGTCGGCGATGTACTGGCGGGGGTCGTACTCCTCGGGGACGTCCTGCACGCACACCTCCCGCAGGAGATGGAAGGCGGCGTGCAGGCGGCCGACGTGATCGGGTATGTCCTGCTGGGCAGTGGCGGCGGTATCCCAGGCCTTGATGACCAGGCGGGCCGCGAAGTCGACCAGCTCGGCGTGGTTGCCCTCGTAGACGATCAGCCAGGGCATCGGGTCGTGGGGGTTGTGGTGCGGGTTGGGGTTCCCCTTGGAGACCCTCTGCACCGGCGGGTCAGTCACAGCCAGGACTCGATGCGCTCTGCGGCGATGCGCCGGAACATGCGAGCCAGGGCTATGGGGTCGTCGACGGAGCCGCCGTACTCGCAGCCGTGGGTGCCGACGTAGTAGGAGCCGAGCTGGGCGAAGACGGTGATGATGCCGACCGACTTCATGGCCTCGATGATCCGGTCACCCTCGTGGGTGTACCAGGAGCCGTCGGTGAGGATGACCAGCATGACGTTCTTGGCCTGGGCCTCGCCCAGGACCTTCCAGGACTCCTTGATGGCGGACAGCGGCTGGGTGCCGCCGGTGGCCCGGGGGATCAGCATGCGGTCGTCGGGCGTGTCGCCGGGCACGGCCAGCACCTGGTGCGGGCCGGACTCGTAGGCCATCACGGTGATCCGGCCGTCCAGGTCGTAGACGGCCTGGCGCATGGCCCAGATGGCCTCGCCCAGCTTCCTGACGTACGGGCTCATCGAGCCGCTGATGTCGACCAGCAGGCACACCTCGAAGTCGGCGGCGTCCATCTGGCCGGGGTCGTAGCGGTCGAACAGGGTGTCGATGTCGGCGGACGGGTCGAAGAGCATGCGCCGGACGTTGAGCCTGCCGGAGTCGGTGCGCCTGACCCAGCCGGGCTCGCTGGCGTCCTTGAGGTCCAGCAGGGCATCGGACAGCTCGCGGTGCAGGGCCCGGGCGGCGTCGCTGGCCGTGATGACCTTGCCGTCCGGGATGGCGCCTTCGGCCTCGTGGGATTCGCGGCCGTGGTCCAGGGCGTCGAGCACGTTCTCCAGGTCCTCGGACACCTTGGGGTCGTCAAAGATGAGGTCCTTGACGGCGTCGGCCAGGGCCTTCTGGATCTGCTTCTGGAGCTCGTCCTTGATGGGCTTGGTGCGGTCGCCGGGGGCGTTGCCTGCGGTGGGCTTGCCGGTGGGGTCCTCGTTGGTGGGCTTGTCGCCAGTCTTGCCGTCGCCCGGATCGCTGGCGGGATCGCCATCCGAGCAGGGGTCGCCGTACTCGTCGGCGGTGGGCGGCAGGTCGTCGCTGTCGGGCTCGTCGGTGTCGGGCTCGCCGCCGCGGATGACGGTGCAGCCGCCGCCCTCGGGGATGATGTCCTCGAACAGGTCGTACAGCTTGAGCAGGATGGCCCAGGCCTCGTCGGCCTCGTACTCGCCGGGGTCGAGGAGCTTCTGGTAGGCGCCGATCAGCTCCACCACCTTGTCGGCCATGTCGTCGCCGTGCCGGGCCACGAAGCGCTCCCGGGCGAGCTGGCGGGTCTTGTCCGGCAGCCAGGTGCGCCCGGCCATGAGCAGCCAGGCGGTGTCCTTGTCGGCCTTGAGGTGGTAGCCCAGGCAGGCGGTCAGGTAGGCCTCCCAGGAGGAGAAGCGCCCGATCAGCAGGCGCTCCTCCCGCTGGTCCTCGACGATGTTGTGCAACCGGCCCATGCGGGGGTACAGGACGGTTTCGGCGTCCTTGATGCGGCGCATGAGCAGGCTGTGCTCGCGAGGGGAGAACAGGCCGTGACCGAGCTCGTGAGCGTTGGTGCCCAGCCAGATGGCCAGCTCGTAGCGGCCTTTCAGCTTGGGCATGCGGTCGTAGGCGAAGTTGATGTGATCGCCGGTGAGCGTGGTCCAGGCCGGGGCCGGGCCGTTGGGGTGGATGGTGAGGGTGTCGACGTCGATGGCCAGGATCTGGTTCATCAGGCGCAGCTCCCGGGCCAGCCGGGCCAGGCGGAGCTGGTCCATCGGGCTGGTGTCGACCTGGACGTGGCTGACACCCTGGCGGACCTTAGGCATTGGCTTCCTCCTTGGGTGCGGCGGTCTGCAAGCCCTCGTCGTCGGGCGGGGCCTCGCGGCCCTCGGCGATGGCGGCCAGCTCGACCAGGATGCGGGGCAGGTTGGCGTCCAGGGCCCGGCGAATGGACGGGCGCTCTTCCCGCTCGAAGCGGCGGACCAGGCACCCGGCCGCGAAGCTGGGGTTGTACTTGCCCAGGTGGCGCTCGAACTCCTGGAGGGCGTTGGTGCTGAGCGGGGAGCGGACCTCGGGCAGGGACCGCAGGTTGTAGGCCATGTCGAGCAGGCGCTTGGAGCGCACCAGGCGCTCTTCGACCTCACGCTCGTAGCCCCAGTCCAGCGGGATGGCATAGCGGTTGAGCAGGGCCTCGCTCATGCGCACGACACCCTGGTAGCGGTCGTTCTTGGCCGAGGCCAGCAGGAGCGGATAGGCGCCTAACACCGTCGTCCCGGCTTCGGGGACGGCCACCCGGCGGCTGACAGCCAGGAGCTGGTGGTAGGCGGCGGTGACCCTGGGGTGGGCCATGTTGACCTCGTCGATCAGGCTGACACCGCCGTACTGGATGGTGAGCAGGAAGTCGCCGAAGACGTACTCGATGAGGGCCTCGCCTTCCGGCCCTTCGATGGTGGCCGTCCGGCCCAGGACGGTGCCCGGGTCCATGGCGGCGTTGCACTCGACCAGGCTGAACGGCAGGCCGCGGGCGGCGGCGTAGGCCCGGAAGGCGGTGGTCTTGGAGGAGCCGGTGGGGCCGGTGAGGATGATGTTCTCCCGGTCCTCGATGGCACCGTCGAAGATGTCGAAGTCGTACTCGCCGTCCACGAAGCGGTGGACGTACTGGTCGGCCCAGCCGGGCGAGGGGATCATGTCCGCCACCCGGTCCCGGTGGTGAACCGGGACCGAGCTGAGGTCGAACACGGGCTGGCTGACATTCGGGTTGCGATTGTCAGAGGGGCGCAGTTCCGTGGTCGTCATGGGGTTACTTGAGCCCCCTCATGTCGCCCGCCTCGGCGGGCTTGGCGGCGGCCTTGGCGGCCTGCTTGGCCACGGTGTCGGCCTCGACCTTGGGCGACGCCTTCTTGGCGGCGGCGTCCTTGGCCTTGCGGTTGGCGGCGGCCCGCAGGCGCTCGATGTGGGCGATGACCTTGGACAGGCCGTCGTGGATCTTGTCGAGCTCCTCCAGCGGGGTGGTGTTGGGCACGGCGTTGATGAGCTTGGTGCCGCCCGCCTTGAGGTCCATGAAGACCTCGTTGAGGGTGGTCGAGGCACCGGTGCCAGCCGAGGTCACCTTGCCGACGGTCTGGGAGACCGGCGGCGTCTTGCCGGTGCGCACCCGCACGGCCTGGCGGACGGCCTGGACGGTGACCTGGCTGGGCGAGCCCTTGGTCTTGACCAGGTCGTCGAGGACCTTGATGGCCTCGGGGATGGTGGGCATCCGCTCGGCTTCACGGTGAGCCGAGAACGAGCACCCCTTGACCCGCATGTCGGAGGGGAAGTTCCGGGCGGTGTCGCGGTACAGGCGGAGCGTGGTGGCGGAGAACTGGCCTACGACGTTGGCCTGGGTGGCGGCGTCGATGATGCGCTCGAAGCCGAAGGTGCCCTGGGGGACGACCTTGAGCAGGCGATCGGCCAGGTCCCAGCGGTCGGCTTCGTCCTGGATGTTGGACATGGCCGACAGGAGGTCGGTCATGTTGGCCTTGATCTCGGCCTCGGTGGCCTTGATCTGGGCGTCGGGGCTCAGGACCGGCTTGGGGGCCTGAGCTACGGCTGTCGGTGTCATTGATTCATTGCTTTCTGTGCGTTGGGTTGCTGGGTTGCTTCCCACGAGCCCTTGCGGGCTTTCGGCCGGTTGCGGTCCGGCTCTCATCAGGTGGGCTAGTTGGTGTCGTCGTCCTCTTCGATGTGCTTGGCGATGATCAGGATCTGCCGGTTGCTGGGCTGGTAGGGGGCGTACTGCTTGGTGGCGATCTCGACTGCCTCTTCCAGCAGGGCGGCGGCGGCGACCGTCGTCCCGATCAGGAATCCGTCTTGAACTTGGATGTCTTGCATAGCTGGCGCTTTCCTCTCTGAGTGCTCTTGGCGGGCTGACTGCATGCAGTCAGTCTACCGCAGTTAGACGTCTAACACAAGGCCTCGCCGTAAGTTTTCAGAGACTTCTCAGCTTTCTTGCGCTAGTATGAGTTGCATGACCCAGACCGAAATCCAGGCCCAGACGCAACTCAACCAGCCGACTGTGTCCATCAACGTGCCCCTGCCCATCGAGCTCCACCGGCGGCTCAAGATGGCCGCCGCGGGCGACGGCCTGACCGTCAAGGATGCGGTCGTCCTGGCCGTCGAGATGTGGGTGACGAACGGCTAGTGATCGTGTGGGGACAAGGGGTGACTACGTCACCCCCCTTTGTCCCCGTTCACGCCGGGCTATTGTCCCCGCTGTCCCCAGCTCTGTCCCCGTCCTGGTCAGGAGCCATTTCCTGACCAGAAACGGAGGCAGCTTCCGCCGCCTGTCCCCGAGACGCTGTCCCCGACGGCGGGGACAAAAGCTGACCCTCCCGCCGGTATTTCAAGGCCTCCGCTACCAGCTTGTGGCGACCCGGCTTGATCCCCGCCTGGCGCAACATCTCATCAGCCCGTGACCGGGTGGCGTCCAGCGGCGCACCCACCTTGTCCAGCTCCCTGGCCTTGTCCGCCACACCCGGCCCCCAACCGATCCTGATGGGCGACGAGTAGGAAACGATCTCGGTGTGCGGGTCGACGAACCGATCAATCTGGAGCGTCGGGCCCACCCAGCTCAACCGCGACCCGGTGCAATCCAGATGCACCCCGCCGTTCAACCGGCGCTGCCACCAGATCACATCGACGTCATCCCGCTTCGCCGATGAACCCCGCTGCCCGGCCGTCGGGTCCTTGCCGGTGTGGTCGGTGCGCAGGTAACTGATCCCGGCTCGCTTCAAGCGCATCCCGGTGTGCCGGTAGAACTCCCGCACCGTGTCGGCGTCATTCTCCGGGCCCTTCACCGACCGCCCGAACGTGTCGATCACCGCCGCCCGGGCCTGCACTGACGTCACCCAATCCAGAAACTCCGACCCGCCTTCCGGCGTATCGAGTTCAGGGATCATCGGATGCAGGGCATAGTGCAGGTGGTCGAGCAGCAGCGGATCGAAGCCCATCTCATCGAGCCGCTCCTCCAGGTCGTCCTCGGTCATCTCATAGTCGAAGTAGGCCACGTCCACGGCTGGCAGGCTGGCCCCGGTCCAGGGATGCACGCCCAGGGCCAGCTTGGCTGCGCACCACAGCACCAGCTCCGACTTGCCCTCTTTGGCCGAGGCGTACAGAGCCATGGCCCGACCCAGCGGCCAGAAGCTCTCCACCAACCACTGCCGGGGCGTGCTGTCACGTTTGGCGAACTTCTCCCAGTTGATGAACCGCTCGCTGGGCAGCCACGGCTCGCTGGCTGTCAGCGCATCGAACGCCGCCTGGGTAGCCGGATCCGGTGGCTCACCCGAGAGGGTGATGTGGTCGTACTGCCAGAGCAGGGAATACTGGTCCTGCTCCCGCATACCGTTCCAGTAGGTCTCGGGGTCGTCAGACGGAAGAACCGCCGCCATGTGGTCAGACACGCGGCGGCGGTTCTCGTCACTCAGATCAGCCCAGGCGGTGTACCCCCTAGGTGTAGAGGTCATCGACGGGCACGGAGCCCGGCGCGGCGGGCTTGTACTCGGCGGTGAACAGCTTGGCGGGCTGAGGCTTGGCGTCACCCAGGCCGGTGTGCGTCACCGTCAGGTGCGCTCCGGAGTCGATGGTCTGACATCCGGCGGCCCGCACCGCCGACGTGATGGCGTTGAGCATGGACTCGCCGGAGCCCTTGATCACAGTGAACTTGCCTCCCTTGGCCCACAGGGACACGGACTCGCCGTTGTCCTCCTCGATGGTGAACACCCACTGGGGACGGGGCGTGCCGTCCTTGAAGGTCTTGACGCTGCCGTCGGCGGGGTCGGTCTGGACCCGCTTGTCGGAGGACAGGACGACCCCGGAGTGGGAGTCGCCCATGTTGTCGAACTTGGCGGACGGGGCGGCCGAGCCGCCGATGTCGGACAGAGGAACAGAGCTCATTGCTGATTCTCCTGGTTGATGGGATTGAGAAGCCGGAGCACGCGCTCCGGGTCAGGCTCGGGCGGCCGGGGGTCCGAGAACGGCATGCCGGTCGTCCGTTCGATGCCGTCGAGCAGGTGCTCGATAGCAGCGAGCTGTTCGGGCGTGTGCCCGGTGAACCGCTTGAGCGTGGGCATCCCCGGCGGCCACTGGGCGTTCAGCTTGACGCGGGCGGCGGGGTCTTCGCCACACTGGTCGATGCGCTTCTGGAGCCAGAGGCGACGCTGGTGCAGGGCGTGCTGGACGGAGGCTTCCAGGATGGGAGTCAGGTCCGGCTCTTCATGCCTGGCATCGACCAGCAGGTCGGCCAGGTCCATGGTCAGGCCCCGGTTGGCCCGCCACTGGCGGGCCTTGACGGAGAGCTGGAAGGCATCCCAGCCTGCGTTCAGGTCGACGGCGGTGAGCTGCATGCGGGCCTCACCGGCGGGCAGCCAGAAGCACAGCCCCCAGTTCTGATCCACCTGGGGCATCGGCTTCCTGACGTCCTGGGAGCCGTCCTCCGCCGTGCCCTGCTGGTAGATGGCCTCGCCCCGGGAGTACGCAGCTAACTGCACGGCGATCTGGCTCCAGGTGTACTCCAGTTTGGCCCCGGTCTTGAGGTCGGCGATGAGCGGCAGGTCGAAGCCTTTGACGTTGACCAGGCGATCGAAGGTGCCTGCCGTCTTCCAGGCGTCGAGCACCACGGTGACCTCGACCTGGTCGGGGATGATCTGCACCCCGGCGGCGATGAGCCCGTTCTTGTAGGTGTCGAGGTCGGCCTGGGTCTCCGGGCTGAGCCGGGCGGGCGGCCTGCCCACGTCCAGCAGGGCGGTGATGGTGTGCAGGGCCGAGCCCTGCTCTTTGCGGTCGTTCGCTCCGCCTACGGCGGAGCACTCCTCGACCAGGCGCTTGCACTCTTTCTTGCCCTGCTCGCCGCCGTACCAGGGATCGCCGTTGTACTGGGCCATGAGGGCTTCCCACTGGGCGCGCAGGCCCTTGCGAAGCAAGAGGCCTTGCGCACACATGGCGGCCTTCCAGGGGGCCAGCCCGCCGCCGTCGTCCAGAGCTTTCGCGATTGTAGTTACACGCGTGTAACCTGTCGGGGTGCCTCCGGCGGGCGGGACGATGAGATAGCGGCCCCACTGATCCTTGCGGGCGATCTCGTGGCGGGTGCCGATGTCGGAGAGCGGGATGGATGTTTGTGTCATGTGACCTCCTGGATGCGAATCAAAACACCTGGCTGTGACGGCCCGAAGCGCTTGTGGGCCAGGATCGTCACCACCTGGCTGTCGTCCTTCCAGGCCCCGGCGTCGGTCGCGGCATCACAGATGGCCCGGATGAGCTTGTCCAGGTCGGGCGCCCGGACCGGGTAGGCCGGGGCGGCCGGGCGTAGGCGGGCACTGTTCTTGCCGGTGCCGTAGTGCTCCAGCGGGCGAGGCAGGTCAAAGCCCAGGTGCAGCGTGACCGGACCTGTGAACTGATCTTCCCCAACCAGTGCGAGGGTGATGGCTTGCTGGACCTGGGCTCGCCAGACGATAACGCCGGGCGGGTAGCGCAGGGCCACTCCGTTGCCGCCGTTCTTGGTGCGGGTGGGATGGGCGAGCATGGAGCCCTGGGGTCGGGGGAGTCCACGGACGTCAATCCTCAGGCTCTTCATCGAGGAGGCTCATCTGGCCGGGGCACTGCTCGATCTTCTCAAGCCGGAGCTGGATCTCGGGGAAGCGGCGGTTGACGGCGTCGATGCGGGCCTGGCAGACCTCCAGCTCGTGGTAGTGCAGGCTCTTGACCCACATGCCGCACCGGGGGCAGTTCATGCCGGGACCCCGATGAGCTCGTCGACGGTGACCTCGTAGACGGCGGCCAGGCGGGCCACGATCTCGATGCCGGGGACGGTGCGCCCGGTCTCGTACCGCCAGTAGGACGTCAGGGTGACGTCGGCGGCCCGGGCGACTTTCTCACGGCTCCAGCCGCGGGCGGCTCGGAGCTCTGTCAGTTTCTCTGCTAATGCTGGCATGAATCATCAGGTTATCATTGACAGGTTTCCGTTGCAAGTACGCATCTAACTGGAATAGCCGCTGCCACCAGACAGGCCTCTAAGCCCGCCTAAGGCGCTCAGACCCGTTATGGCACTCTCACCCATTCTGAGATTTCTAACGGCTCTCAGAGGACCGCCGGATTTATTCCCGCTCACAGAGGCGAGCAATCTGAGATCAGGTATCCCCCTACCGGGTCTGAGATTGCGTGGCACACGGGGCGATCTAGGCGCCCCTCGTGGGCTTACAGAGGCAAACGCACGTTCGACTGTTAGACGTCTAACAAGACTCAGGAAACTTTCAGGTGCCGCCGTTGCCGTTATCGGGCAGCTCGTTGATGACGATGGCCAATCCACCGACCAAACCGAGAGCCGCCAGCAGCTCCGTGCTCAAATCCTGGTCCTGGATCAGCACGATGATGGCCAGCACCAGCGCCACCACCCCCAGGATGATCAGGTACACCTGCTTCTTGAGCCGCCAGGGCATCAGGTGACGGGCGCCGTCCAGGCCGCCGACCAGGTGATCGGGCCCACTACCCCGTCCACGTCCAGCCCTTTCTCGGCCTGGAACTGGCGGCAGACCTGCTCGCTCTGGCTGCCGTACTTGTCGTCGCACAGGATTGACCAGCCCCGCTGAGCCATGCGCAACTGCCAGGTGAGAGTTCCATGACCCTCGATGTAGTTGGCCAGCAGGGTGCCCGGAAACGGTGGGGCGACCCCGGCCGCAGGCGGCGGTTCCTGCGGCGGGGCCTGCCCGGGCTGGCCGCCCGCCATGGCGATCACTTCGTCCATGGGGAATCCCGGGCCGCAATCCGTATGCCCGCCGCCCCAGCTCCCGAGGTCGACGTGCTGACAGACCCCACGCCCTGACGACTGGGCCTGCTGCGGATTGAGACGCACGAGTGGTATTCCGAAGGCGGCCGCCTCCTCGGCCAGCCAGGCCGCGGCGTTGGCCAGCATGTTGGGATGCCGGTGCCATTCGGCGCTGTCCCAGGCCGCGAAGGCACAGATCTCGGCCTGGCAGGCGATGGGGTTGGCGTTCGAGGCCGTCCAGGCCTTCTGGTCCCGCCGGACGTACTCGCCGACCGTGTTGGCCTTGTCGTCGATGCCCACATGCGAGCTCACCCCGGAGCTGCTGGCGGCGAAGAACGAACCCAGGCTCTCGATGGTGCGGGAGCCCTCGGCGGTGTGCAACACCAGCAGCCGGGTGGCCGCCCCGCCCCGGGAGCTGTAGTTCGGGCTGGGCATCCACACCCGCAGCAGGCTCATTCCTCCTCGTCTTCGGGCTCGTCGTCCTCCGGGGTGACGTCCGGGTGGGTGGGCTCGGTTTCGGGTTCGGGGGTCTGTTCGGGTTCGGTCGGGGTCATGGTTTCTCCTTTAGCCGGTGCCGACATAGTCCATCTGGAAGGCGGTGCTGAGGCTGCTGGTATAGATACCTGCCGCTGCGGCGCTGCCGAAGGTGAAAATCTGGAGGATGTCGCCAGCGTTGAACTTGCGGATGATGGTGCCGCAGCCGATGCGGAGACCGCCGTAGGCGATGCCGGTGACGGCGCCACCGAAAGCGGCCATCAGGCCACTGTTGATGTACACCTCGATCTGGAACCCGGACGAGGCTGGCGCGTTGATCGAGATGTACCCGCCTATCTGCCACATGCCAGCCAGCGGCAACGTCCAGCCCGAACTGTAGATGCCGAAGGGGTCGCTGATGATCCCGTCGAGTGCCAGGTGGGTGGGGCTGGTGGTGATGTTGTAAGCGGCGTTGCGGGTGGCGGAGGAGTGCAGCACGTCGCGGGCCTTGTGCCAGGCGCCGTTCAGGACGCCGCCCTTGGCGACCCATACCTCGCCCCACGGATCGGTGAAACTGGTGAACGGATCCCCGGCGGCCAGTGCCGGTTCCATCAACCCGGACAGGCGGGCCAGCCGGGCTTCGTAGATGTTGCCTGCCACCAGGTTGACGGCCGCGCCGGGCACGTTGACCCAGGCCAGCAGGGCGGCCTGGCTGGGCACGGTCGGGTAGGGCGGGTTGGAGGCGGCCGGGGTGCCCTGGATCACGGTCATGATGAAGTCGTTGTTGCTGCCACCGTCGAGGTCGTTGCCGCGGGCCTGGGCCACGATGCCGTCGATGCGGGACTGGCCGGACGGCGGCGCCGGGGCCAGGGTGACCTGTTCGACGGCGTCGGACACCATCAGGATCGAGCCCCGGTATTCGGAGGCGGCGTGGACGACGGCCTGGCCGGGGGCGATGTTGACGGTCATGCCGGACGCCACCGTCACCCGCATGCCGCCGGTGTAGTCGCCGGGGTTGTTAGGGGTGTTCCCGGCGAAGATGGCGGCCAGCAGTTTGCGGTCCTGGCTGGCCGCATACTGGCCTTGCTGCTCCCACAGTGGCGTGTAGCGGGTCATGGGTTACCTCCGGGCGAGCGCATTGATGTCCCGCTTCTGCTTGGAGAGCATGCGGTACAGAGTGGTGTTGGGGCGGCCGACGGTCAACACCAGGTCTTCCTGGCCGTCGTCGCCGATGTCGTATTCGATGCCGACGACGCGCACCTGGGTGTTGACGGCCAGGCGGCCGGAGTTGATGGCGAGCTGGACGGTATCGCCCATCTGGAACCAGCGCGAGTAGTAGACGTTGGGGGCCAGGGTGAGCGTGTAGGTGGGCTGGAGGACACCGGAGGTGTTGACGTCCCCGGCGGCCTTCTCGTTGAGGGTGGTCTGGTCGATGACGTCGGCGGCGTTCACGCCGTCCATCCACAGCCCGGTGTTGACCCCGGCGGCGTCGCCCAGGATGAGCTGCTCGGCGTAGAGCTGCGGGGTGGACGCCGAGGCGGATTGGTTGTTGCCCAGCACCCGCACGTAGTTGGCGTAGTCGGTGGAGGCCACCTGGCGTTTGATCTTGGCCAGGTTGCCCGGGTAGTAGAACAGGGCGGTGGTGTTGTTCACACCCTGCTGGGGATAGAAGACGCGAAGCTGGTCGTTGGCGTTGTCGGAGCCGAACCGCCAGCCCGGGGTGAGGTCGAAGTCGAAGGCGTTGTAGAAGCTGTTGGGGTTGCCGGGCAGGGCGTTGGCCTGCACCTGGGACAGGTCGTAGAGCGCCGACCAGACGTTCTGCTGGGGCAGGTAGCTGCGCTGGCGCAGGAACCCGGACTTGCTGCGGCTGCTGCCGTCCGGATTGACCAGGGCTTGCACGATGGGCAGCAGCGAGCCAGGCGTGAGCACGGTGCCACCCGAGGTGTACTGGGTGGTGGCGGCGTTGAGCATCCCGAGCACGATGTCGTCCTGGTCGGTGTTGGCATAGTTCTGGGTGGAGGTCATGAACCGCCGGTTGAGCACGGCCAGGTAGTCGTGGCAGGTGAAGATCACCTGGTGGGATTGTTCGTCGATGTCGTCCTCGCTGTCGGTGACCACACCCCGGAACAGCGGCTCGTCCTTGCCGGTGGTGTCGTCCCAGCGCCAGGCGATCACCTCGTGCCACAGCTCCTGCACCTGAGCGGCGGCGGGCGACCAACCGTCCAGGCTGAACGTCAGCACCGCTGTCTCGTCGAGCTGCTGGACCAGTTTGCGGGTGTGAGCGGTGGGCAGCTCAGCCAGGATGGACTGGGTCCAGGTCAGGTTGCGCTGGAAGGTGCGGTCGTGCAGGGTGAGCCGCCAGCGGCCCCGACCGGCGGGCACCGGATAGGCACCCGGCCCGGCCAGTGGTTGGGCGTCTAACAGGTCGGTCATGTCAGATACCCGTCCTGCCACGTGGCCTGGCACTGGGTGGAGCTGGTGGTCTGGAGCCCGGTGCTGTCATAGGTCAGCGAGAAGGCGGTGCTGTCCGGGCTGTTGGGCAGCACCGGCCACACTGTGTTGGACCAGTCGAGCTGGCCCAGGGTGGGGGTGGTGCCGTCCTGGAGAATGGTGCGGTTGAGGGTATCGACGGCCACATAGTGCCCGGCGTTGATGTAAAACCCGGGCATGAACCAGACCTGGAAGTTCTGCCCGGACTGCTGGGTGGTGAACTGGACCTTCGGGGTGGTGATCGGCCCGTAGATGTTCAGCACCGGCCGGATGGGGATCTGGCCCAGGCCCTGAATGGAGCCGTTGCTCTGGGCCGCCCCGGCTGGCGGGTAGGTCTGGTTGAACACGCGAGGGTACTGGCGGCCCAGGACGGCGCTGCCCGCGTAGGCGGTGGACGTCTGGACGTTGACGTCGCGCAGGACGGGGTCGGCGGCCACCCACTGGAACTGAGCGTCCCGGCGGGGCGGCTGGGTCATGGGCAAGCCGCCGCTGTACTGGGACACTCGCAGGACCAGGGTGCGCTCCGGGGCGTTGCTGTAGGTGGTGACGTGCAGGACGGGCCGGGCCGACGGGTCAAGGAACGGCCCGAACTGTTCGATGACGTCGTCGATGGATCCCAGCGGGTTGCCGTTGACGTCGTATTCCGGCCACGAGCTGATGAGGGCGGTGACCAGCCGGGAGCCCATGTAGGCGGTGCGGTCGATGGTGCCGTGCTGGTCGGGCTTGGAGTCCTTCACTTCGCGGATGTCGGGCTGGCCCAGATCCAGCGAGGTGCAGGCCCAGCCGCCAGCAGGGCTATCCAGCGGCAGCGTGAGCGAACCGAGCACCAGCCTGGCGGTGCGAGCCCCGATCACGCCGACAGCCCCTGGGTCTTGGCCATCCAGGCCGCCTTCTTCATGAACGCCTCCACGTCCACCGGGTCGGAGAAATGGGCGTTCTCGATGACCACCACCGGGCCGCCGCCCCCACCGGCGGTCAGCCCGCCCACACCCATGGGCAGGTTGAGGGCGTTGGACAGAGCGCCGCGCGCGGCGCCCGCCTGGACGGTGATGCCGGAGGCCAGCCGCTGCATGATGGTCTGCCCAGCCAGGTACGGGTCGCCCTTGCCGGACAGCGGGCCTTCCTTGGCCGGGGATTTGGGCAGCAGCTTGCCCAGCGGACCGAGCGCCGAGCGGGCCTTGTCGTACAGGCTCTTGGCCGCGTCGACGATGCCCTGGCCAAGCATGGACATCAGTTTCACCCCGGCGTTGTACAGCCAGGTGGCCCCGTTCACGATCTGGTTGTAGAGGTAGACGGGGATGGCGCTGACCCAGCCCCAGATGTTGGACAGGCCCTGCGACGCCCCGGACAGCATGCGGGCGAACCCGGCGGAGGCCCAGTTGTAAATCCTGGTGCCGATGTCGCCCAGAGTGGAGACCACCGACCCGGCGATCCCGGACACCCAGCGCCACAGCGACGAGATGCCGTTGGCGGCCCCGTTGACGGCCTGGGCGAACCCGCCGGACATAGCCGACCACACCTGTCCGCCGAGCTGCCACAGTTTCTGGAACACGGTGCTGGGGATGGTGACCACGAAGTTCCAGAAGGAGATGAGGGCGTTCTTCACCGGCACCTCCAGATGGCCCCAGGCCTTGGTGAAGATCGACCCCACCGTCGAGGCGAACTTGGACAGGGCGGAGATGACCTCGCCGGGGATGGCGGTCACGAACCCGACGAAGTCGCTGATGTACTGGTCGACGTGGATGCCCAGCACCTTGAACGGCTGCTCGATCATGTCGCCCAGCAGCTTGGGGATGCCCGAGACGGCTTTCCACACATTGCTCCACAGGTCCTTGAGCGCGCCCCAGGCCTTGGACCATTTGCCGGTGAGCAGGTCGGCGATGATGCCGATGATGTCGAACACGGCCTTGAGCAACGGCATGATGACCTTGAGCTCGTCGCCGAAGAGCTGGAACGTGGTGGAGAACATGCGGCCGATGATCCCGAAGATCGGTTGCAGGTCCTTCATCACCTTGGGCAGGTCCTTGCCGAGCTGGTTGACGATGGGGATCAGGTTCTTGGTCAGCTTGATGAGCTCGTTGTTGATGCCCCGGAACACCTTGGAGGCCAGCGGCTGTAGGGCCACCTCGGTGGAGTTCTTGAGCTTCCCGAACGCCCCGCCCAGCGTCTGAGTCCGGTCGGCGGTCTTGGCGATGGCGTCCGGGCTCTCCCGGATGGCGGCGTTCATCTCCTGGAAGTTGAACTTGCCCTGGCGGATGGCGTCGACGAGCTGCAAGCCGCCCCTGGCCCCGAACGTCTTGGAGGCGATGGCCAGGGCGTCGGTCTCGGATTTGGCGTGCTTGATCTGGTCGATGGTGGCCGCGAAGGCCTGCGGGATAGTGGTGTGGTGGATCCGGGCGGCGTTCTGCTCGGCCACGGCCAGGTTCTTCTGGGCGGCCAGCAGGCCCTCGGTGGCGCTCTTGTTCTTGCCGGAGCTGGACACCAGACGCTGCTGGGCCTGGACGTCGCTGAGCTGGGCTCGTTGCAGGGCCAGCAGGGCGGCCACATGGCTCTTGCCGGTGGTGGTGGCCGCCACCTCCTCGGCCTGCTTGAGCCGCAGGTTGGCGGATTGCAGGGACTGGATGGCCGCCAGGCTGGGCCCGTGGGCCTGGTCGGCGAACTTCTGCTGGGCCGCGATCAGCTTGTCCTGGGCTTTGGTGACCGCCGTGTCGGCGGTGGTCTGCTGTTTGGCCAGGTTGGTGGCCGCCACCTGGATGCCCATCATCATGCGGGGCACCTGGATCCCGGCCTTGGAGAAAGTGCCCATCATGGCGGCGGCCTGGGTGAAGTTGTAGCCCAGCACCCGCATGGCCGGGCCGAACTTGGTGACGTTGCCCGCCAGGCTGGCGAAGGACTGCCCGGACTGCTGGGACACCGTGTACAGAGCGTCCATGAGCGGCTTGGCCTGGCCGACCGGGACGTTCCAGTTCTCCAGGGCGTGGGTGGCGGCCTCGACGTTCCCGGCCACCTCGGTGCCGGATAGACGGCTAACAGTGATGAGCTGCTTGGACAGCCCGACCAGCGCCGTGCTGCCGGTGCCGGTGTAGCGCTGCACCTCACTGACGGTGGAGGCCACCTGGCCCATCGACGCCGGGGTGCCCGCCAGCACGGCATTGAAGGCGCCCTTGAGGTTGGTGAGCTGCTGGCCGGTGGCGCCGGTGGACCGGGCGATGGTGCGGTAGTTGGATTCGAAGTCGCCGCCCAGCTTGTACAGCCCGGCCCCGATGCCGACGCTGGCGGCGACGGCCGCCCCGGCCGCCAGGCCCCACGGCCCGGCCGCCCCGAACACCCCGGCCAGCTTGCCGACACTCTGCTCGACCTCGGGGGCGGCGCCCTCGACGCCCTTGGCCGCGCCCTTGCTGACCTGCCCGCCCATGGCCTCGCCCAGCTTGGCGAAGATGCCGCCCTTCTCCTCCAGGGTCTTGCCGAACTTCTGGCCCAGCACGTTGCCCAGGAGCTGCCCGGCCGGGCCCAGCTTGGCGCCCAGCAGCCCGCCCAGGTTCTCCATCCCGGACTGGAGGCCCTTGGTGTCCAGCTCGGTGGAGACATAGCCCTTGCCGATCTCAGTGGCCACCGCGGGCCTCCATCAGCTTCTGGAGCTCACCGATGCTGGTACGCCGGACGGCCTTGTCGCCGGGCCGGGGCAGCTTGATCTGGTTGGGGATGCTCTTGGCCCCGGCCAGGGCCAGCAGCGCCCGGTACTGGGCGTAGTTGACCTCGATGAGGCTGGCCAGCATCTCCTCGACGACCCAGCCGTTCTGGCGTTCCTCGCTGACCTCCTCGACCAGGGCGTCGAAGAAGTCGCGGCCACCAGCCAGCAGCTCGGTGGGAGCGCAGCCGGTCACCATGGTCAGCCTGGCGAGGAGTCGTGCTCCGTCGAGCCGTTGGTCGCCACCGCCGTAGGGTCCGGCGGCTTGTACTCCTCGGTGTCGATGCCGATGAACGGTTTGAGCCAGGCCAGCAGCTCGTTGTCGTCGGTGGGCGGGCGGTCGTGACGGTCGGTGAACGCCAGCCATCCGGCGTCGGTTGCGGTGTTGGGCTCACGCTTGAACGTGCGCTCGAACTGCACCGCCAGGTACGGCGAGCCGATGTGGGCGATCTCGGTCGTGCCGTCCTGGCGGGTGAGCACCAGGACCTGCGGCATCAGCTCGTGCCGAACGTGGTCGGGAAGGTCATCTGGTACGGCGGGGTGCCCGCCGCGGTGGCCTGCACCTCGAAGGTCAGCGGAAGCTGGGCCTCGCCGGACTTCTTCCACATGATCTCGACGTTGTCGGAGATCATGCCCCGCGGACAATAGAAGGTCCACTGGTTGCCGCCGTCGGTGCAAGTCAGGTACAGAGCGTTCAACTGCACCACCGTCGGGTCGGGCGGGGTGTAGATGGCAGGCGGGCCGACGGACACCGAGCCGCCGCCCATGGCCAGCATGATGTTGGCCGCAGTCATCTGCATGAGCGTGAACTTCACCGTCTTCAACGCTTCGGTGACGATGGTGCGGGCCGGGTCGAACATCTGCCAGGCCTTGACCGTGTCGGTGGTGCGACCGAAGGTGAGGGTGACGCCGTCCTCGGTGGTCAGCCCGTTGTCGATCCACGGTGTGGCCGGGGCGGTGGGCGGCACCGGGGTAGCGGTGTCCTTGGGGGCTGTCCAGATGTGGCCGGTCCCGGCCACGAAGAGCTGGGTGGGGTCCTGGCCAACCTGGGTGGAGGCTGCCGCGACGACGGCAGGCGGTTCTTGGGTGGCGGCTGAGGCCATTTGCGGTTCCTTTCTGGAGACTATCCAGGTCAGGGATGCATGGTCATTGTGGCAGTAAATCGGTAGCGGGGCTTGGGTGGGTCGAAGTCGGCGTCGGTGGACTGCACCAGGGCGGTGACCTTGATGTTGACGATCACACCCTCGGGCCAGGAGCCGATCAGCTCCTGGGCCATGCAGGCTCTCATCTGCTCGGCGATGGTGTACGCCTCGATCTGGCCAGACTGGGCCCACACGTCGACCTGGAAGCTGGGCTCGTCCAACCAGTAGGGATGCCCGGTGTGCCAGGGGTCGCCGCCGAAGCGGGCCACGCGGGCCAGCGGGAACGTCCGCCGCTTGGGGGCGACGGTGTAGATCCGTCCGCCCAGGGCTGACAGAGCGGGCAGGGACAGCAGAGCGTTGACGACCAGCTTCTCGGCATCAGGCAAGAGAATCGTCGATGGCACGGTCCCACTCCTGCTTGTCGGTCATGTACTGGAGAGCCTGCGACAGCACCCGGAACGGCCGGTTGTGGATCGTCCCGTACTCCACCCAGCGCCAGTAGCTGGTGCCAGCCTCCACGCGGGCCTCCGGCATGTCACCGGGCACGACCTCCGAGCTGATGCTGTCCCGGTAGGAGCCGGGCGGCTCGTGCGACGGGCTGACATAGCCCTGGGCCACCGGGGCGAGCTGCTCGGCGTACCGGGCGCCAGCCTCGGCCAGGCGGCCCAGGTATTCGCGGGCCTCGGCGGTGTTGGTGGACTTCTCGGCGGCGTCGTCGTAGATCTCGACGTAGCCGGTGGCCATCAGCCCGGGCGCCCGATGATGCGCAGCAGGGTGCCCAGGGCGATCACGCCGACCTCGATGAGCAGGATGACGGTCTGGGTGGTGGTCATGCGGCCCTCCAGGCGGTGGCTTCGATGTGGTCGACGACACCGCGGCCGTCCACGGCAGGCCAGGCATAGCCGTGAAAGTGGAAGGTCTCGCCGTTGAGAACGATCTGGTCGGCCGGGCCGGGCACCTGCTCGTCGGGGTGCAGCCACACGCCCCAGATGCCGACGCCCAGCTCGGCGTCACCGCCGCCTTCCAGGCGGCTGCGCTGCTGCATGGCGCACACGGTGTCCACCGAGGTCCAGGTGTCGGTCTGGTTGTTGTGGGCGTCGGCTGGGCCGGGCGCCCAGTAGTTGATGGTGCAGGGCTGGTTGTAGAGGCGGGCGGCGATCATGCGGGCGGGGCCGGTTCGACGATGTTGGTGTACTGGTCGTAGGGGTATTCCATGGCGTTCTCGCCC